GGTGGGCCAAGGAGGTCATCGAGGAGATGGCTGCGTTCCCGGCAGGAGACCACGACGACTACGTGGACACCGCGACACAGGCTCTGCTCAGGTTCAGGCAGGGGAATTTCATCACGCTCGACTCGGATGAGTGGAAGGACACGCCGAAGTCGTTCAAGAGCGCACGACGCGCAGCGTATTACTAAGGACAGAATATGGCCATCGACAAAGCGTTGTACCAAGCCCCGGTCGGGATCGAAGCAGCAGCCGTTGATCCGGAGATCGAGATTGAGATCGTAGACCCGGAAGAGGTCAAGGTCGGTGTTGATGGCGTAGAGATCAGCCTGACACCCGGGAGCGATGAAGAGAAAGAAGCGGACTTCAACGCTAACTTGCTCGACTTTATGGATGCGCAGGCTGTCACCGGTGTGGTTACCGATCTCGCGGCTGAGGTGAAGAATGACAGCAACTCCCGCAGGGATTGGGAGGACATGCTCAAGAACGGCATCAAGCTGATGGGTCTGAAGTATGAGGAGCGTACGGAGCCTTGGGCGGGGGCGTGTGGTGTCTATCACCCGATGATCACGGAGGCGGTTGTGCGCTTCCAGTCAGAGACGATCATGGAGACGTTTCCAGCTGCGGGGCCGGTCAAGACCAAGATTGTCGGCAAGCAGACGCGGGACAAGGAAGAAGCCGCGCAGCGCGTGCAGGACGACATGAACTGGCAGCTCACCGAGAACATGGTGGAGTTCCGCCCCGAGCACGAGAAGATGTTGTGGAGCCTGCCGGGTGCGGGCTCTGCGTTCAAGAAGGTCTACAAAGACCCGATGCTCGACCGGCAGACCTCAGTGTTTGTGGGCGCTGAAGACATCATCCTGCCGTATGGCACCTCCGAACTGCAGAGCGCCCCCCGTATCACGCACCGCATGCGCAAGAATGAGAACGAGATTCGCATGCTTCAGGTTGATGGTTTCTGGGCTGACGTGTCTCTCGGTGACCCGCCCAAGGTTGTTGACGAGATTCAGAAGACCAAGGACAACGAGACAGGCTTCTCCGCGCTGAACGACGACCGGTACATCATCAACGAGGTTTGTGTTGACTTGAACCTGCCCGGGTTTGAAGACAAGGACGAGGACGGCGAAGAGACAGGTGTTGCCCTGCCGTACATTGTCACGTATGTGGAAGGCACCAACGATGTGCTGGCGATTCGGCGTAACTGGAAGGAAGACGACAACAAGCGCATGAAGCGCCTGCACTACGTCCACTACCAGTACATCCCCGGCTTCGGCGCTTACGGTTTCGGCCTCTTCCACCTGATCGGTGGCTACGCGAAGGCGGGTACGTCGCTGCTGCGCCAGCTGGTTGACGCGGGCACGCTCAGTAACCTCCCGGGTGGGTTGAAGTCGCGAGGGTTGCGCATCAAGGGGGACGACACACCGATCGCTCCGGGCGAGTTCCGGGATGTTGATGTGGGCTCGGGGAATATCAGAGACAACCTGCTGCCCCTGCCGTACAAGGAACCGTCGCTGGTGTTGGCGGGGTTGTTGGACAAGATCATTGAAGAGGGTCGTCGCTTCGCCGCTACGGCGGACATGAAGGTCTCGGACATGTCGGCGCAGGCCCCGGTCGGCACGACGTTGGCGATTCTGGAGCGGCAGCTGAAGGTGATGAGCGCCGTGCAGGCGCGTGTGCACTACTCGTTCAAGCAGGAGCTGAAGCTCATCGCGGAGATCGTTCGTGAAGATGCCCCGGCTAATGAAGAGTACAACTACGACGTAGATGCTGAGCAGGGACGCAAGGCGAAGTTCAACGACTACCGCTACACCGAGATCATTCCGGTGTCTGATCCCAACGCGGCCACGATGACCCAGCGGGTTGTGCAGTATCAGGCTGTGATCCAGCTCTCGCAGACGGCACCGCAGATTTATGACATGCCGCAGCTGCACAGGCAGATGTTGAAGGTGTTGGGCATCAAGGAAGTGGAGAAGCTGATTCCGACCAAGGACGACATGAAGCCGACCGACCCGGTGACCGAGAACCAGAACGCGTTGACGGGCAAGCCGATCCGGGCGTTTGCGTATCAGGATCACGAGTCGCACATTGCGGTTCACATGATGGCGGTACAAGACCCACTCATGCAGCAGCTCATCGGACAGAACCCGCAGGCGCAGGCGATTCAGGCGTCGATGATGGCGCACATCGCTGAGCACGTAGGCTACGCGTACCGCAACAAGATGTCGCAGGCGCTGGGTGCGCCGCTGCCGACGGTTGACCAGCAGGATGGCATGCCCGCCGAGATGGAGCTGCAGCTCTCGAAACTGCTCGCACAGGCGGCACCGCAGGTGCTGGCTCAGAGTAAAGCGATGGTGGCGCAACAGCAGGCACAGCAGAACGCACAAGACCCGCTGTTGCAGCTGCAGGCTCAGGAGCTGGCGATTAAGGAGAAAGAAGCGGGTATCAAGGAGCAGGAGGTGCAGCGCAAAGTTCGCAAGGATGCGATCGATGCTGCGGCCAAGGCAGATGAAATCAGCATCAAGGAGCAGGAGTTGGAGGGGACGCGCCAGATCGATGGGCTGAACGTGCTGACTGAGATTGCACGCTTGGCACACGAAGGCGAAGCGGCCATGCAGCAGGCTAACAAACCCAAGGAGCAGTGATGATCCAGCAATTCGCAGATATGCTGCGCGAGCAGATCAGGAAGCAGATGAACGACTACGCCGACGATGTTGCGACCGGCGCGTGTAATACGTTTGAGGAGTACAAGAGACTTTGCGGGGTGATCGAAGGTCTGGCCACTGCAGAGCGTTTCCTTTTAGACCTTCGCGAGAAACTGGAGAAAGACGACGATGCCTGACGCTACGCCGACAGCGCTGGAACAAAAGTGGGAGCAAGAAAATCAGGAGAACGCCCGTAAGGCCAAGCAGTTGCCTGATCCGAGCGGATATCACCTGCTGTGTGCGATCCCTGACATCGAGGAGAAATTCGATAACAGCGTGATCATCAAGGCAGACACGACGTTGCACCACGAGGAAATCCTCACCACCGTCTTGTTTGTGGTCAAAGTTGGGCCCGATGCGTATCAGGATAAGTCGAAGTTTCCGACTGGTCCGTGGTGCAAAGAGGGGGATTTCATCATTATTCGACCGAATTCCGGAACGCGGTTGGATATCCACGGCAAAGAGTTCCGCTTGATTAACGATGATTCTGTCGAGGCTGTCGTTGAAGACCCTCGCGGCATCCGTCGTAAATAAGGAGAGGCTTATGGACAAGAAAGAGTACGAATTTCCGGACGAAAAAGTCGAAAAAGATGCTGCCTCGCAGCAAAATCAGGCTGAAACCGAGCTGGAAGAGGGTGACGTCGAGGTTGACATTATCGATGACACCCCCGAGGCGGATCGCGGGCGCAAGCCACTGGCCAAGCAGCCGGATGAGCCGACGGATGAGGAGCTGACCCAGTACACGGCTGGTGTTCAGCAGCGGATCAAAGAGCTGACGCACGCCCGTCACGACGAGCGCCGCGCCAAAGAGGAGGCGGTTCGCGAGAAACAGGAGCTGGAGCGAGCTGCTCGGGCGCTGGCGGCGGAAAACAAGCGTTTACAGCAATACGTTCATACAGGTGAGACAGCTTACGCGAGCACGCTGAAGTCGGCGGCTACGTCGGAGCTGGAAATCGCCAAGAAAAAGCTGAAAGATGCGCATGAGGCGTTCGATACGGATGCGATTGTTGAGGCTCAAACATCTCTAAACACCGCCCAGATGCGCTTGATGCAGGCTGAGAATTTTAAGCCGACCCCTTTACAGGACGAAGAAAGCGGAGTAGAAAAGGGGGCAAGTGCAGTCGAAGCACCTCGTGCCGACGAGAAAACCCTGAACTGGCAGGCAAAAAACCAGTGGTTCGGACGAGATGATGAGATGACCGCGTTTGCTTTTGCGGTGCACAAAAAATTGATTGCCTCGGGTGCTGACCCGCGTAGTGACAAATATTTCGAGAGCATTGACTCTCGCATGCGACAAGTGTTTCCGGAGGCGTTTTTGTCGGAGAAAGATGGTTCCGATGACGACGAACCCCCGGTTGCGGTAAAAAAAGCGGCTACGGTTGTAGCCCCCGCAAAGCGTTCAAGTGGAGCCAAAAAAGTGACTTTGACCAAAACTCAGGTTGCCATAGCCAAACGGCTGGGTGTCCCGCTTGATCTTTACGCCAAACAAGTTGCCGCACAGGAGGCCCAAAATGGCTGAAAACCGTCTGACCCGAGATTTGCAAACCCGCGAAACCGCGCAACGTACCCAGCAATGGGCACCCCCCAGTTTACTGCCGAGCCCGAAGCCGCAACCCGGCTACGTCTTTCGGTACATTCGGACGAGCATGATGGGTCAAGTTGACCCCACGAATACGTCCGCGAAGCTGCGTGAAGGTTGGGAGCCCGTAAAGGCTGCTGACCACCCCGAACTGCAAATGCACGCCGATCCGCAGAGCCGTTTCAAAGACGGCATCGAAATCGGTGGGCTGCTGTTGTGCAAGGCACCAGAAGAGATGGTCACTCAGCGGAACGATTACTACCGCAATATGGCTGACTCCCAAATGGACGCCGTGGACAACAACTTCATGAATTCCAACGATCCGCGCATGCCGCTCTTTTCGGAGAAGCGCACCAGTGTGTCGTTTGGGCGAGGCTCAAAATAAATCTTTTAGGAGTTAAACAATGGCATATCCGACTATCGACAAGCCGTATGGCCTGAAGCCGGTCAATCTGCTGGGCGGTCAGGTCTACTCTGGCTCCACCCGTCAGCTTCCGATTGCTTCGGCTCACGGCACGGCGATCTTCTACGGCGATGTGGTTATCATGGCGTCCAATGGTTGCATCGCCGAAGCTACTCAGACCTCTAACACCGTCAACGTGGTTGGCATTTTCCAAGGCTGCTCGTACGTCAATACGCAGGGCCAGCGCGTGTTCTCGCAGTACTTCCCTGCAGGCACGACCGGCACCCCTGACACGTCCGGCGGCATCGTTGCTTACGTGGCGGATGACCCCGATCTGGTGATGAAAGTCGCCATCGTTTCGGGCACGACCGTGGTTGCGCAAGCTACCCGGGCCAATCTGGTTGGCGGCACCGTGGCTCTGGTTGCAAATACCGGCCTGACCACGACCGGCGACAGCCAGCAAGCGGTTCTCAACTCGGGGAGCACGACTACCACCGCTCCGTTCAAAATCATCGATGTTGTTCCGGACACTGCTCCGGCCACCGGTTCGTTTGTTGAAGTCCTCGTGACTTGGAACCAAGGTGTCCACCAGTACCGTAGCAACACCGGTATCTAAAAAGGGAGCCTAAAACATGGCTATTTCACGCGCCCAACTACTCAAAGAACTCCTCCCCGGCCTGAACGCGTTGTTCGGTATGGAGTATTCCCGCTACGGCGAAGAGCACAAGGAGATTTTCGAGACCGAAACCTCCGAGCGTTCGTTCGAGGAAGAGACCAAGCTGTCGGGATTCTCCGCCGCTCCGGTCAAAGCCGAGGGCAACGCGATCTCGTATGACAACGCGCAGGAAGCATGGACTGCCCGTTACAACCACGAGACCATCGCTCTGGGCTTCTCGATCACCGAAGAGGCGGTCGAGGACAACCTGTATGACTCGCTCTCCAGCCGCTACACCCAGTCGCTGGCCCGTGCGATGTCCTACACCAAGCAGGTTAAAGCTGCTGCGATCCTGAGCCAAGGCTTCGCTGGCGGTCCGACCTACGGTGAC